TGCAGCAAGTCGATCTCGTCAATAAACTGGGAAACTCGCCACAAAACACTGTTTCAAAGAAAAAAACCGAAAGCCGCAAGCCCAGCATTCGTCTAGCCTACAGCCGAAAGAACTAAGGTGACTGTTAATCATTGGGTCGCTGGTTCGAGTCCAGCTTGGGGAGCCAGCTTCAGCCGAAACTCCACACTTCCGTTAAGTGGCGGTTCTGACTATGAGCCAGTGATTGCCTCTTTCAGCTTCTTTGCCTTCCTGACTTTTCGATAAATTCCTACTCCAGCCGCTGCCATTGGCAAACCTACTGCTGTCAAGATTAGCTCAACGCCACCAGATTCAATCGCTACATTCACGAATTCAAAGAGAACATCCATTTAATAACTCCAGATCATCAAATCTTCTCTGTCATCTAAATGCAGGAAGCGATTGCTTCCGGTGAATGAGAAGCCATAGCCACCAAATAAATTCATTTGAATAGCAATCTGAAGAAGTCGCGCACCTTCACCATTCCAGCAGGCAATGTCCACTGCTCGGCCTAACACATGATAGCCTGTTGAAGTTGAACCGTTTTTGTTTTTCGCTCTCTCAACCGGATGCTCTGGCGAGCGATACGCTGAAGTCAACCTAATAGGTTTGCCGTAATGCTGCCGCAATGTTTCGAGCTTCGTCAAAAAGACTTCGGACATGCCGCATTCACCAGTAAACTTGCACTTCAGCTCGTCTCTCGAAAAATGCTCAGAATGGTCAACGTAAGCCATTAAGTCTCCTTTTCTGGGTAATCAATACACTCTTGACTGTACATTTCGCCAAACGCTTCTCGTTGATGCAACGGCATTAGTTGCAAATCTACATATCTATGGTTCTCTCGGTAATGGTCAATCACACAACTGCAAAGCTGAATGGCGGATTGCATGGCGAGATTCCTGCTCATGCCTTGCATTTGATAAGTCGGTGCTAGTTGAAGTGAGCATTGATAAGCCCAAGAAACTAAGTGAAGTGTTTTGTACTCGACAGGCAAAGCGTGGGCTGAAATAGAAATCAGTAAAGCCAAGCCTGCGAGAATCGGTTTCATTTTTTTAGATTATCCATTTTTTGACTTAGCTCGCTAATCGCAACGGTCATGTTCGTCAAAGTAGTGTTGAGTTTTTCGTGAACTGCCAAAAGCTGCTGAGACTGCGCAGCCTGAAGGTTTGCGAGCTTTTCTGTGGTGGCCTGTTGAAGTTGTGAATTTTCCCGTAATAGCTCGCTGACGCGAATATCGCTTTCAGAGTCCTTAGTTAGCCAAATATTTCGCTCCTTTTCAAAACCTCTTAAAAGAAACACGATCAGCCAACCACTAAAGGTAAGAGAAGCCATGCCAAAACCTAAATCTTGGACTAATTGAATCATTAAGTTGGGTTCTGCTGGCATTGCTCGGCCTCAGTTATAGAATTGAATTGAATTCGTAGACTTGAATTCCAGTGCTGTTATCTATCGTAGATTCACTGCTGCTATCGCTACTGCTATCGGAATCGCTTTGCGAATCACTGTTTGAATCCACATCAACATCCATTGAATCGTTATCCGGTGGATCAGTCAGATTGTTTTGATTATCGATATTGATATGAATTTCAATCGGGTTCGCTTCTGTATCATTTCCTTCGCTTGCAGGATAATCTGAACAAGCAAACAGTAAGAGTGGGAGTAGAAGTAGTAGTTTCATTGCTCGACCTAGTTGAGGTTAGCGGAAGATTGCAACAGATACCAAATTAGTATCAACACCGCTATAGGTAGCAGACAGTACTGTCAAAACTCTAACTGTTGCTGCATCGTAAATAGCATTGGTAGCATTTACTGACCGAGCGCCATTACTGTTTTCAGAACTCCCAGCAGTGGATTGACAAGAAAAATAAGCATCTGGCATCGCAGTCGCAAAATTTATGTTATAATCACCTGCCCCCCCGTTTTCGGAGATGCTCGATACATTGTAAGCAGCACGAATGTACACTGAATTTGGGCCCCCGTAAAAATTCACCCACGCACGGCACAAACCTCCTGCTACCGTACCAGCACTTAATGCTTTCGTTGCATTGTAAAAAGAAACAGGATCACCGCTAAGATCGGTCATTGAACTACTTAAGGCATCTCCATCTGGGTGATAAAGTGTGATCGTAGTTCCACTAATTGCTGACACCGTTGTCCCTACCAGAATACCTTCTCCAGTAACATAATCACCAACGCTAACGTCTGCTAAACTATATCCAGATACTGCGGTGACCGATGTTAACTGATTTGCGTTCGTTGCCTTTGCAGTGGTAGCTGTGGTGTAAACGCCTTGGACTTCGGAGGTGTTGGCGAATCCTGCTCCGACATCCACCAATTCATTTTGCATATCGACACAAAGGACATCTCCCTCAACTGCGGAAGTCGTCAGCACAACATCCGATCCATTGGTTGCAGTATAATCTGTTGCTGCGAGACGCACCCCATTTAGTGTGACTTGTATAAAATTTGGGACATATCCTGCAGTTGCAAAGGTAGTTTGTCCACCACTCGGAACCGTAAATTCTTGAATTGTTCTTGTACTTTGTGGGACAGGTTGACTGCCAATATATGACATATCAGATGCTCACAGCTTTGAGTTCTTCAACAGTGGTACAAGGATCTACTAGGTTCGTGATGTCTCGAAGTCTTTGCTTCTCGGCAACAATGGCAGTGGTGTCTGCACCGGATTCCTGCGCTCGCATATACGCTACGTCCTGCGCTTCTAACAAAGGCTTTCTTTGCTGTCGTAGAGATTCCTTTTTGATCTCTTTCGCCTTGTCAATATTGATCGTTATCACGCTCCCACTCCATCGTATGAATTAGTGAAATCATAGTCCCATGCTCCCCTAAATTCTCGGTCTGCTGGTAATTCAGAACTGTCAATGATTTTGTATTTTACTCCGGTAGGGACGTCTTTCGCACAGATCTGTTCTAGCGTAAGCCCACAGTTCGGAGCAGGTACTAAAACAGAGATGGTTGTTTCATTGGGGAAAATTGCTAGTTTCATTTGAATCCTTTTGGGTTAGCGGAAGACTGCTACTGAGTTAAACACTGCGTCATACACTCCATTGCTATTGGTCTTTGTATACACCTTAAAACTGTTTATTCCAGCATCACTTGGGCCTTCCATCAGTACTTGGCCTGCATTGTTTTGATACTGCGTTAAACCGATAACGGCATAATTCGCATCAGGCATCGCAGTCGTAAATGTGATTTCGTATTGGCCTGTGCCAAGATCAGTAATGCTGGAGACATTCCCGCTTTCACGAATCGCCACAGTGCCAGTGCCGTTAAAATTAACCCATGCCCTACAAGCATACACTGGTACAATTTCATTACTCGCATTGAGAACATCTTCCCCAGCGATACTCGCTATATTCCGTGCATTACTCATAATTAGGCCACGTTACGTTCGTTAGATTGCCGTTTTCATCTAGTTGTGGGTCTGCGGTTGCTGGTAGATCCCGTAGTGCTTGTCTATAGTCGATTTGTGCTTGCGTTGGTGTTCTATCTGGAAGTACCCACCAATCTGTAGCAGATAAAAGTTTATCTCTAATGGATCTTAAAGATTCAAACGCCAGTTTATTTTTCGCTATTGATTCAAACGAATTCACTAATGATTGGTCAATTTCAATCACTTCATTGTTTCTATTTACAGCAGTAAGAATCCCATCATTATTAATAGTAATAGAAGCGACATCTGGATAAGCTAAAGAGACTTTTTCAATTTCTATCATGATTGAATCTCCATTACTGTTAAATTAGAGGTTCCACTACCTGAGTAATTATAGATTGGAGTAACTGTATAATTTATTCTGATTTTCCCATAATTTGTATATCCACTCCCTAAGACTTGTGGGCGAAACTTTAGTGTAGTCCCTGCGCTACATGTTATCGTATCAACCCATGTATAAGTAAATGGTTCAGTGTAATGGGAATCACTAACATAAATTAAGCCACCATGATTAGACGAAGCTTGCCCACCATGATTTCCTGAGTTCACTTGCACATCAACCCAATTGGCAGTATCCACTTTTTTTATGTATTTTATGTGTGCTCCCATCCATCCATTAGTTATATCCGAACTCCATAATACTTGCCCCTGTAAAAATATTTTAGGGTTTGCCGTCTTGCAAGTAAACTCAATGTCAAGCTCTGGAAGATCCGTCCAACTATTAACCGGAGCAGCAAGTTCTTTAATGCCATGAAAATTTGCATATTGCACTTGTACAATATGCTCTGCAGGAAACACAACCCCACTACCAATCGTACCGTCATCGAAACTGACTAAACTGCTGGATCGTTTGCTGCCGATGTACCCTGACATTAATTCTCCAATAGAGAAGCAGTTACTTGAATCGTGTTTGCTACAGAGGTCTTCATGTAAATCTTATCTGTGCTGTTTAACACTAGTTTCTCAGGCAAAGCATCCAAACTACTACCTACCGGAACAGGAGCATTCTTGATGATGTAAATATCATCGGTTCCTGCTGAACCTGCAGCGGTTCTTTTGTAAATCTGAACATTGGATGTAGAACTGCCAATATTTGCTGCCACCAATCCAATCAGAACTGCCCCATTTGCAGGAGCACCATTTCCTGAATTGTTTGCAGTAGCATCATATACAGTCGTTTCTGTGTCTGCAGCTACAGTCAGTCCAGAGGCTTGTGAAACAAAGGCCATAATTTATCTCAAAGTGCGATTGCGTATGCGATTGCTTGCTCTTCCGTAATTCCTCCTCCACCTGAGGGAGTTTGATATTCTAATGCTGTTCCTGCTGTGTTTACTGTCAGTACCTGTCCTGCTGTGCCGATTGCTGTCAGTCCAGTTCCTCCGTTGGCTATCGGTAAAGTTCCTGTAACATCTGTGGTAAGATTTGTTAGTCCTGCTGAATTAACATCTTCATAAGTTGATGTGCTGGTTCCTACAGCCAAGACATCTTCATCAGTAATCAGATACAATTCGCCTTGATTCAAGCCAGAAGCAGAGGCTGCGGTGTTGATTTCGCTTCTTGTTCCTCGTTTAACTTTAATCGTTGCCATTATGCGGTATAGCTCCCATTTCCTGTAAATTTCACTAGCTTGAAATCAGTGCTGCCGTCATTGAAGTCCTCAACGGTTGGGCTTCCGGTACTGCTTCCCAAATACTGGCTCGCCCTAATTTTTAGAATTACAATACCAGAACCACCGGCACCTCCTCCACCACCACCTCCTCCGGTGTTGGCTGTTCCTGAACTTCCGGCTGCTCCACCTCCACCTGAACCACCTGAACCTCCTGCTCTAGCACCACCTCCTCCGGCGTAGTAATCACCAGAACCACTAGGCCACTCGTATCCAGCGCCACCATTGCCACCACCTGTGCCTGAATAGGAGTTTTGACCGTTTCCACCAACGCCACCTTTGCCCCCTCCACCTCCGTAAGTCAGCGGACTTCCTGAATAGCCTATTCCTGCATTGTTCCCTTGCCCAGCAGTTCCGGCTCCAGTAGTCCCATAAGAACCTCCACCACCTGAACCTCCACTGTTGCCAGTGCTGTTGGGATGGTTTTGGCCTCTGCCCCCTCCAATTGCCGTCAGTGACCAAGCAGATAATGTGGAATTACTGCCATTGGAACCAGCAGAACCGCCTTGACCTATTGTTGCAGAATAAGTAGTTCCCACTGTTGCGGTTTCAGTAGAAATCAACATTCCACCAGCGCCACCTCCTCCGGCTGTTGGTGACGTTGTTCCGCCCCCTCCTCCACCAGCAATAACCGCCACCTCTAGGCTAAACTGATTCAAAACTGTTGAATTCCATTTATTGTCTCGACTCAGCCTAGTGATTTCGTCCAATGTCCAGATACCATCGCTTCTTTGGTATTCTGGATCTGGTCTGTCTGCTCCCCACTTACCTGCATTATTTCTGGGAGGTTGGTCAAAAAAGGCGTTCAGGTTCCAGATCCCTTGGCCTGTGGCTGCGCTATTGTTTTTACCGATCAGCGAACCTTGACTACGCATTAGCTGATTTCTTCATAACTGCAGATGACAGTTAAATCATTGGCTGCACTTGCAGTAGCCCCAATGCTTCGGTCTTCTTCAATGTAAATTGATGAGTTTCTTTCAACGATCACTAGGCTTGAATCTGCAGGAACTGTAATTGTGCTCGCGATTGGGTAGGCTGTTCCGCCTAATGCCGCTGCACTGTAGTAACTAATCGTAATGTCTGCGCTATTGGTTCCATCCGTATTGACAACATAGATGCTGTTGACTTTAAGGACTTTTGAACTTGCGCTCGCATTGGAGATAACGGCTGTGGCGCTAGTGGTCGAGAGGTTGACGGTTGCCGTTTTTCCATAAATCGCATTGACGTTGACAATGTTTGGATTTGCCATTTTTTTCCTTTATCCAAAGACAATAGATAGGGCCACCACCTTGCCATTGGTAGCCCCAAAATCAGTGAGGTCTTGAGGTTCCCATTCTTCAGTTGCTGAGTTGTAAATCAGTGCCTGGGCATTGTCTGCGCTATCCCTAGCCAAGGCACTCACATTGAGCCGATTATTTCCAGTAAGTGCTTCCAGATTGGAAACAATCGTGTTGGTGTTAAGCCCAAGCTGAATCGTTCCTGCGGCTGTAATCGGTGAGCCTGAATCTACTTCAATGCCATCTGTTCCTGAAACAGCAACTGACGTTACGGTTCCGGTTCCGGTGACGGTTGACCAGGAGAGGTTGCCACTTCCATCCGTAATCAAAACCTGTCCGTTGTTTCCATCAGAAGTCGGAAGGGTAAGCGTGTAGCTGGAGCCAAGGCTTGCAGAAGTGGGAACAGTCAGCGTCACAGAGTAGGTGTTGGCTTCATCATTAAGTGCTACGCTTGCTGGATTGGTTGCACCTGAAACCACCAAGCTGCCTGTGCCGGATGGAGTAACGGTGATGTCTTGATTGCTGGCGCTGGTTTTGATGATGTTGGTTTGCAAATCGATGTTGTCCCCAAACAACACATCTGAACCGCTAGACTCTGCACTGATCAGATCACTGTTTAGATTCCCATTAAAGGAGCTGGTGGCGGTTGCCGTTCCTATGGTGGCAATACCAATATCTGCGGTATCCAGATAAGCTGTGCCGTCAAGATATAAGTCCTTCCATTCCAAGGTGACTGAGCCTAAGTCTCTGGCGTTGTCCGTTGAAGGAATCAAATCCGAATCAAATCTTGCAGTGACCGTAACGGTATCCGTTGTTTGGTTGCCAATGTCCAAGGCTCCAGTGGTGGTGACGACTCCAGAAGAATCAATGGTAATTCCTGTGGATGTCGCAGAGCCGGAACTGTTCCCAAATAACGAAAGATTACCGTCTGATGTAGTTGGGAAAACAATGTCAGTTTTTAGGGTATTCGTTCCCATTAAATCACCTCAGTTAATTGTAGCGCACAGGATTGATAGTCTCGGCTGATATGTCCAAAACTCGGAGGATTCAGGTAATAAAATCCTGTGGCATTGGACTTTTCCTTGAAAGTCGCAGGCATGTCCTCAACCCAGAGGATCGGCATTGGTTTGGAGCGATAGCTTCTGGCAACAGCTTCCAAATCCTCAGCCTGAGTATTGGTTAAAACCAAACTTAATCCTACAGAATGGCCCACTGGCCTTTGCTGATAGGTGTAGCCTCCTGTGGGTTGTGGCCTTCGCACAGAATAATCATTCAGGCTTTTGGTGACTCCTGGTCTGGCATCTGGCAGCGTCAACACCTTCCCCACTCGTAGAATCCCCAAGCGAACTGGATTGTAAACTGAACCAATGTCATTGGTGTCACTTATTTGCGTGTCTAGTTTAATGGCATTTACTCCAGTTCCATCTCCGGTAATTTCGAGAATCTGCCCAGAGGAAAGAACGCTTGTGATTTCTACAAGCGAATCATTGGTGCCGTTATCAATCGTGACTACAGCATTGTTGGAAACTGTCATTGGGCTGATCACAAAGTAAACCCCTCCTGACGTTGAAGATAAAGTGGTGTCAGAAGTGTAAGTTTGTGGTGATGCTGCTGTGGCGACATGCGAACCAACGAAGATTCTTCCGTGATCAATCACATTGATTGGGTTGCCAGAGTTGTCCTCAAATCTGCCAAAAACTGTAGAATCTTGATTCCAGCGTTCTGCACTGTTTCCAGAAAGGTTTTTCTCGCCAACATTGAGTGATGTTACTAGCGTAATCACTAGCTGACAGTATCCGCTCTGCTCATTAGAAAAGGTAATAAACTGAGCTGGCAGAAAGGCGGCTTGGTCTGCAAAGAAGGTTGAACCTGTTGCTGAGTTCCCCCCTAGCGTTGAATCTAGTCCGTAGGTGGTGCGAAGCGTTCCTGTTTCAATCTGGCTGGGGTTGGCATAATTGGAATCTGTTGAATTCAGAACCCAAGTGGCAGAGTCTGCGAGCAGATTGGAAACAAAAAAAGCCTGAACAGGATCGTCAGAGGTGCCTCTGCAATTCACTGTAATCACTTCAGTGGTGCCACTTGAGATAAAAGCTTGGCGCGGAATATCTCCTTGCACATTGGCAACAGGAAATCCGGTAAGGTTGCCTTCCTGAGTGCTGATCGAAGTGACGCGATCTTCATATAAAATCCTCATCAGAAATCTCTCACAAATTCAGAAAGCGTTGCATCTCCTTCCAAGGCTGTGGTTCTCGCTGAAAAATCGTAATCAATGGAGCGAACCGTCAAGGTACATTCCAAGAAGTCCTGAAGCCTTCTGAAGCGAATTCTATCTCCTAACTCAATCTCCGTGTTGATGTCTGGAATCGTCACACTGGCCTTGCTGAGTTTTTCAATGTCTTTAATGGCATCAATGCGGCCTTGGACTCTGGTGATGTCTGAATACTGATCTGCATAAGCGTTGACAGAAAACTCGCGGCCTTTGGGTTTATTGGCACTTCTGGCACTGGTAGACTTTCCAACCAACCTGCCGCCTTCAACTACATTGATCCCCCAACTTGAAGAAACCCCACCCAAGGGAAATCCAAGGGTGTAATTACTCGTTAGCAGTTCATAATCCTTGTAGCTGGTGATACTGGCTCCAGCATAGGCGCGATCAATCAAGTGCAGTGTCGAGTTGCCGCTGGAATCCTGGCGAATGTCAAACTGGTGGTTGTAGGCTGCAGCCACATCAGAAGCCAACTCAAGCAATGGAATAGGCGCATTGACTTTGATCTTTACATCGTAGGAACTGGCATTGGTGGCCCTTGTGGTGTCTGCAGTGCTAACGCTCAAAGAAAGCTGAGTTGCCACATAATCAAAGAATTCTTCCAAGGTTTTGCTGTTTGTACTCGTCAGACTTACCTCGCCAGCATCTGCTGAATAATCACTGATTTCTATGTAGTCACTGGTGATGGCGCTGATGGTTCTGGAAGTGCCATCTTCAAAAACCGTAATGCCTGAAGTCAGTCCGGTTGGATTGTGCCAGCGATTGCTGGTGGTACGAATCAATGGGGTAAAGTGCGTAACGGCTCCATAAGCAAAAGGAGCGGTTACTGTATTGCCTGAGTTGTCTGTGACAGTGGAAGTGGCATCCACATTGTACTCAGTGGCATTGACTGAAAAAGTTAGAGCCTCTCTGTCCACCTTTTCCAAAACCAGCGTTCCAGTGATCCAATCAAAATCCTGCAAGCCATACTGAAAGGTGAATGGATAGGCTGTTCCCAGATTCTGAATCAGCGAGGTGTAGCGGCTTCCACCAAAAGGATGATTTTCATCAAGTGGCCTGTTTTCTATCTGCACTTGGCCCACTTCAAAATCATAGAATCCGCCTTTGACTTGGCCTTTCTTGATCCTTGGGCCACTGAGTAAAAATCCATAATGAAAGTTAGCATCTGTTCTTAAAAAGGTTTCATCACTAAGATAGTAGTCCGTGGCGCTGACGGTTACTTTTAAAGATAGGTTACTCATGCTACAGCCGGAAATTCACCAAATCGTGCCGCTCGCTCTTTAATTTCTACGCGAATGGCGGAATCATATTCGCTGATAAGCTGTCCTGTGCCGTCATAGATATTGACATCAATCTTAGGCGCAGCTTGATAGTTCTGGCTCATGGCTGCACCTCTCAGTGTTGGAATGCTGCCACCTTGAGCAAAAGGCCACCAAGAAGGCTTGGAATAGCTGGCATTTAAACCAATGGCAGGAGGAAAAAAGCGGCCCATCAAGCCAACTTTGATTCTGCCAAGCAGATCATTGCCAGCCTCAAAACCATAGTTGACAGGTGAAGCGGTTTTCCCTTCGCTAATTAAACCACCAGCAGCCAATCTTCCAATTCTACCTTCTGCAATGTTTGGTATCCCAAGTTTTAGTTCTGCACCAAAATTACCAACTACATCAGCAATCAAGTTCCCAACCGATCCTAAGTCTCTGAGAGACAAGCCTGCCTTGCCAAAGCTTTTGTTGCTTGCCAAAAGTCCTTGAGCAAGTCCGCCTGCGCCAAAACTCATGGCAGGCCCAAGCAGTTGGTTCATCTGTTTCTTGCGTCCTGAATCGGTGACACTATTGAGCAGACTCAGAAGGTTTGTTCCCAACTGATCAACGGCAGATTTGCGAATGATGAACTCACCACCTTCCAACTCCACTGGCATCCTGCCCCCTACCATTGCAGGCATTCCTCCTGAGGCATGGCTTGGGCCATTGAGCATTCCGCCTTTGGCAAACTTAAATTCAAGAAGATTTCTTGGCCCAAGACCAAACATATGGAAGGGATTTGGTAATAGCGGAATGGTTCCGCCAGGTACAAAGGCTTTAAAAATGTCAATTACCTTCTGGCGTATAAAATCAACAAAGTTGAAAATTCCACCTGAGAAGATTTGTTCAAAAACGTGTTCAATTCCTCCAACCAAGTTTCCAAAGGCATCTCCGAAATTCGACAAAACCTGCTGAAACGTGCCTTGGATTGCACCACCAAATTCCTGCAGTCCATTCAGCATTCTGCCGAAAACATTTTTCAATGGTTCAACGATTTGTTCACTGAATACGGAACCCAAGCCACCAATCGCATTCAGTAGAGGCTGAAAAATGCCTTGCATGGCGTTCTCAAAGGCACCGAAAACGGATTCAATGCCTTCCACCAAAAACAAGATGGCGTCAATCAGTGGCTTTAGTAGTTCAAGCAGTTTGACCAACAAAGGTACGAGCTTTTCAATCGGCCTTTGCAGTTTCTCAAAGATGGGTTGCATTGCTTCCATTACTGGAATCAAGGCTTCCACCACTGGAACCAGTAAGTCGATGATTGGATCAATCAAAGCGAAGAGCGCATCAAAGACTTTTGCCAAGGCTTCCTGCACTTTTTCATTGGAAAGAACCAGCGCCAGTAGCCCTTGCTCTAAACCCTTTTCTGCTGTGATCTTGGCAACATTAGCAGCCCGTTGGCCAGATGGGCCAGCCGCTGACATTACTGCTTGGGCCGTGTCTGATTCGGTGATCGCTTGTGCACCTGCCTGAACCCCTTTCAATACTTCTTTTGTGTATTTTTCTGCCAGAGATAGCCGATCATCCATTTCTTTGGTGAGCTGCTTCTGAATGCCTAACTCTGCAGCAAGGGCTGTGGCCTGCTCCAGCGTCAACTGTTCAAGTTCTACTGCTCTGGCAAGGGCAATGGCCTGAACATTGTTAATTTGGCGGATGGATTCCGCTTGAGCCTTGAGTTGATCGTCCTGGGCCTTTAAGGCTTTAAGTTGCTCTTGAGCATTTAAGGATTTGGCAATGTCCTTGGCCTGCTTGGCTTGTCTCTCTAATAGTTTTAGAGACTTTTCTTCATTCCTAGCGCGAACCAAGGCTTTGGTTGCTAAATCAACGGCTTCTTGGTTGCGTAAAAGCTCTGTAATCTTTGCAACCTTTTCAACGGTTTCTTCATAGATCGCTTGTTCTTTCAGTGCCTTTGTTGCTAAGTCAACTGCCTCTTGATCCTGCAGGTTCTTGGTGATCTTGGCGACTTCTTCAACCGTCTTTTCATAGGTGGCTTGTTCAATCAGTGCTTGCTTGGCCTTTTCAGCCTGGGCCAGAAATCCGGCTTGTTGGGCTGAAACTTGATCTTCAAGATATGCAACTTGCTGTTTGGTAGCTCGGTTGATCGAAGTCAGCAAAGTAAACTGCCTGCCGGATTCATCACCTGTCGAACTGGCTAAAACAAAAAGCCTTTCTTGTAATAAGGCTTGCGCTTCCTTCGCTGCCGTCAATTGTTCTTGAAGAGTTCCTTGTGTTGCTAATAGCCCTCCAACCTTTTCAGTGATGTTTTGGAAGGTCAGAGCAGAAAGCACAGAGGCTGCTTCTGCCGCTTCCTGCATCTGCTTGAGTTGCAGAAGTTCTTCCTGCGATTTCTTAATAACTTTCGTGGATTCAGCTTGTTCAGATAGAAATTCAGCTTTTTTCTTTTCAACAAATTCCTGCTGAAGTCCTAGTTCGTAATTGGCTAGGCTCGTGGTGTAGGTGTCTCGTGCAGTTTGGACGTTCTGCTGATAAACCTCCAAGGCTCGGCTGGCAGCTCCTGTTGTTTCATCTGTAATGATCTTGATTTTGGCAATTTCATCTTTTGCGGTGATATATTCTTGGCCTGCCTTTTTGGTTTCCTCGGAGAGTTTTTCTTGTGCAACAATGACTTTCTGCAAGGCTTCTTCAACATCTCCAAACGGATTAGCCTTTGCTGCCATCAGTTGTGCTGTTGCCGCAAAAACATCAAAGGCATCATCCAGCAGCATCACATTGCCAATCAACTGATTGATGTCTGCAGAGATGGTTTTGAATGTGATCTCTAAGGCTCGGAAGGCCATGCCCACAAACGAGTCTGCAATCAGATCCGTCAGGAACTGAATGCTTGCGCTCAGTAACTCAACACCAAGCCGGATTTTGGCAAAAATGGAAGCATAACCCAGAACCTCATCATCCTGACTGATGAACTGCTGAATTTTGTCAATTACATTCGTAAAGACACCGACAATGGCCCCAATTGTTCCGGTGAGAACGTCCATGTAAAAGGCAACATCCGATTCAGTGATGGCATCCAGTGCAGCCGCTACATCTCGGATAGCACCTCCAAGACTTTCATTGGCTCCAGCAACTTGGTTGATAATGCCAGCCAAGCGAATTCCAGAATTTTCTAAAATCGTGAAGCTTTGCCCAATCGTTCGGTTCGTCCTGGCAAACTCTTCTTCCAAGACTCCAGCCTGAGACTGCAGCGCCTCAAAAACCGTCTCAGCGGAAAGCTTGCCTTGCTTGCCGTATTCTCGAAGTTCGCCAATCGTAATGCCTAAGCCATCGGCAATAGCCTGCGCCACTCTTGGCGTTTGCTCCATCACAGAATTAAGCTCTTCGCCTCTCAAGACACCAGAAGCGAAACCTTGTCCTAGCTGGATGATGGCAGCATTGGCAGATGTTGAAGTAGATCCAGAAATGGCTATGGCCTTGCCTAGCGTGCGTGTCACCTCTTCCAGTTCAGCAGTGGAAACACCTAACCTTCCTGTGACTCTGGCGAGGCGCGAATACAGATCAGCCGTGGATTGGAAAGATTGGCCTGTTTCCTGGCTAATTTTAAAAAGTGCGGATTGTGCTTGGGTAAGTTCTTGTGTGGTGGAAGTAACCAGCTTCAGGCGGTTTTCAATGTTGGCTGCGGCATCAGAAAACTCAATTAGTCGATCAACGGCAAAAGCAGCAACTGTTGCTTTAAGTGCTGTGGTTAGTCCCCCAACACTCCTAGCAACCTTTGCGCTGGTTGCTTCGACTTTTTTTAAGGAACGATCAACCGAATTGAAAGCCGCTTGGGTTTTGTCAACGGCTAAAATCGTGATCGTGGTATTAGTCGCCATTACTTCTGGTTTCTCTTTTCAGCCTGAATGTTGAAATAAGCCACCCAACCCTTCACTTCGTCCAGTGTCCAGCTCATCACCTCAGACAGTGGTTGATGAAGCGTTTCAGCCAGAGCAAAGATCGTCATGAGGTCAGGCGACTCTCTCAGTTTTTTTCAATCTCCTCATCTGTTAGGCCATCGTCTGCATTCATGGAAGACACAATTCTGGCGATTACCTCAGAATCAACGCTTCGCATGAATTCAGTACGATTCACCACCTTGAAAACCTTTTTGCCTTCAGCATCCAAGGCTTTGGCAATCAAGGTGGCAGTTAAGGCTTCTCCAACCTTGCCAGCACTGTTTAGCGCCAGAATCTCCTGTTGCTCGCTAAGTGTCATTGAGGAGCGAAAGTAGATTTTGGTAGGTTCGCCTTTTTCGTCAGGCCACTCTGGGACTTCAACGAATTGAAGAGGCGCAGCCAAGCGATCACGATAATGAGCTTTTGCTCGTTGTAAAATTTCAGACATGACCTGTTTAGGCTGTGGTTTCGGTTAGTGCGCCAGAACCTTGGAAGCTGATGGTTGCGTCTACAGTTCCATCAATGGCCCCAGAGCGACTGATTCCGGTGATGATCACAGTCCCGTTATAATACTTGGAACTCGTTGCCGTTCCTTCTGGATAAAGGTTTAGCGTGACACTGCTTCCAATCGTTACAGCCTGCTGGCCTGTGTCGTCTGGGTCCCAAAAGACATCCGCACTACCTGAAAAACTGGTGTTTCCGGCAACAAAAGATGTTGCTGAATCGCTCAGTTGGGTTGTGTCGATGGTGTTGGCTGTGGAGTCGATGGAGTAGCTTTTGACTTCTCCGATTGTTTGACTTCCGGCTTTGATGACACCGGAACTTCCCTTTGTAACTGCCATTTTTTCTCCTTTTGGCTGTTAGAAAATGCCGGTGTTTCCGGCTTCAAAGCCACCCATCCGGCAGCTTCAAATTCTGCAAAATCCTCTGCTTCAATCGTTTTCCTTTCTCTTCCTCTAATGATTTTCATTAGAAGGTTCCTCCATCCACTGTGGCAACCGATAGCGTCACAAAGTCGTTACTGGTATCAATGGCAACAGTAATAGAAGAATCGCCTCTGACTACTCCATCACTTCCATCCGTTCCGCCAATGTAGCCAGCCGTGCCACCCGATACGGCAGCAACCAGTTCGTCCGTGGAAGATTCAGGAATGTTCAGTGCTGTCTTGAAGGCGTTGAAGGTTATCTTCTTTTCCATCTGCCCAGAAGCTTCTGAGGCGTCATGGACCATGATTAGGTCACTGGCTCCACTAATCGAACTAAGTGTTGAAAGCGAATCTACGGGTGGCGTGACAGGAACTTTTGTCGTTGCGTCTGTCGCCACAAAGATATTGTTTCGATCCGTTGTGAAGTGCGGCTCGCCTGCGAGCATAGACGTAGTAGGGAGATTGGCATTCAATCCCCTTCTCAGTTGCAATCTAGCCATTTCTCTCCTTTAAAAAGTGCCACCATCCAAGACGGCATTTGCTACTAAAATCGTATCGCCAGCCTCTTCCGGTTGCGCGATCGTCTGACGATACCTACAAAACCAATCCATTTTGATTACTCCCAAAGGGACATCCCCTTCTGAGGTGTAATCGATCTGCACATTCTGAAGATAGAACTCCTCTACTCCTGCTGGTAATTGTCCACCCAAAGCATATTCGACTTCACCTCCAATAGAGTCCAAGGTGTCGTCCAAATCACTGGTGGCTCTTGCGGCCCCTTCAATGCGAACAATCAATGTTCTCTCAAGTGTTCTGAATTTAGAGAAGGCGCTGCGGTCAACATTTTCCTCAAGGATATAAACCAGCAGACAAGGAAGCTTTGACTGATCCAGCCTGTGATGTCTGGTGGTGTAGACTCTGCCAGCCGTTGTGGTTAAAGGCGTAATCAGTTGAGCCACCTGTTCGCGGATCGTCTGTCGGGCATGGAGAACGCTCATACACTGGCCTTTTCCATTAAGAGCGTTGTCATTCCAAGATTATCCGGCTCAATCCCTCTTAAGACATAGCTTACACTTTGAATCGTTAGCGTGTCGCCATGACTGAGAGAACTAACGTCTGAGGTTCTTGCCATCAGTCGAGGCTCTGCCGATTCATACCCAACCGATAAGCCATTGGGCTGAATTAGGACAAAGCGCAAATCCCAAATTGCCGAAAAGCTGCTTGCATCGGCCTTGGTGACAGTCACGCCAAAATCTGCAGTGTCCAGATAGATTGCACGATCAGCATCGGTTTCAATCGCCATCGAGGATGTACCAAAAACGCTCAGATTCTTTGATTAGGTACTCATTCGTTACCTTGTTTCGACTCAAACCGATTACATTCTCACCAGCCGCTCTTGCTGGATTTCCGGCAAAGATTTTTCCAGGTGTAATTCGAGCCTTGGCTGCAACCACTGAGTTCATGCCAATTATGGAAAAGCTGCCAATTAGACTGTATTGGTGAACCGTTGCACCTAGTCCCAAAGTTGCGCCTTTCATGACGTAGCTGTGTCCACCTAGCTGCACCGCATTGGCGAGCGTCACGTTTTCTTCGACTACTGAGTCATGGCTAACGTGCGAGTAATTCATGAGGTAACAGTCTTTCCCAATTCTCGTTTTGTTCTCAGTTCCGGCATGGATCGTTGCAAATTCTCTGATGGTGGTGTTATCTCCGATTTCAACGCCACACAACTTTGGCCTTGTTCTATGCTGGGGCGTGTCACCAATGGATACATGCCCATGAACCTTGACGTTATCCCCAATTTCAGCAGGCCCATAGATGACTGTGTACGGCCCAATAAAGACGTTCTTGCCAAAGTGGACATTGCCTTCAATGATTGCGGTCTTATCAATGTTCACCAATGCCTCAGTAGATCAGCGTGTACGTCTGGCGGTTTTGGATTTCCATGAAAGTAGACAATGCTGGCTTCTTCTCGTTTTTCAGGGTTTTTCAACCAATGGCATTTGTAGGACTGAATCTGATCTGGAAATACTTCATTCAGTCGAGTTGCGTCATTGGCTAGTAATCGCAGGAACTGCATTTCTGAGATTCTGCCGTTGTAGAGAATCCGGTCTTCATAGTCCTCTTTCCTTTGCCACTCTGCCCAGATCCACTCGCAGAATTCTGGCGAATAGCTACCGACTCCGTTGCAAATCGTTTCTGGATAGTTTGGATCTGTGAGAAGTCCAACTCTGCCTCTCCAACTGAAAATTTCGTCTAAATCTTCCTGAATGATGGTATCGAGTCCAAAAACAAAGCGTTGATTTTCTCCCAAGTCCGGTCTGAAGGTTTCCATGACATTTCCATAACCGGACTCATTGCCTTCAATCTGGACTTGATCAATGTCCTCTTCAAATTCGTAAAACTGATCAACCAAGCAGATGAACTGATAATAGTCATGGCTTGTGTTTCTCTGAATCCCTCTCGCTAGCTTATCCACCCATTGAGCAGAATAGCCTGTTGAAAACTGTGGCAGCCCTTTGCCTTCCGGTTGAAATAAAATGCAGACTACGTCAATCATTCTGTAAGGTTTTCTTGGTGGCTTTCCTTTTTACCAGCTTGGGCTGGCTTTCTGTGGTCAAGCCCACTGAGCGATCAACCAGC